GATGGCACGGACATGACCATCACCGCCGAGCTCAAGAACGGCAAGGTCTATACGCTCTCCGGCGCTTACATGGTGGACGAGCCCAGCTCGAACGGCGAGGAAGGCACCATCGAATTGCAATTTGACGGCATCAAAGGGGTTTGGTCGTGAACGAAGAAGAAACCGTAGTAGATCCAAACTTGCCGGTCAAATTGAGCTCGCCGATCCAGGCGCACGGCGAAACGTTGACCGAGTTGACGCTGCGCCGGCCCACCTCGAAAGAGGCGCGGGCGATCAAGGCGCTGCCGTACCGCATGGGCATGGACGAATCGATCGCGATCGATCTGGACGTGGCCGCCAAGTACATCGTCGCTTGCGCTGACATCCCACCGAGTTCGATTGATCAGCTCGATCTGTCTGACCTCAACACCCTGGCGTGGAAGGTGGCGGGTTTTTTCATGACGCCGGCGTCGACTCCATCGAAGGCCTGATCAGCAGCGTGTATGACCTGGCGTTCTTCTGGAAGGTTGACCCCGAACAGATGATGGCCAGGCCATTGGATGAAATCCTTGAATCGCTGGCGCACGGACAGCGGATCAATCGCACCCAGCAGGTGAATTGATGGCAGATAAATTTCAGCTCAAGGCGCTCATCACGGGCGCCGACAAGCTGTCTCCGATGCTGGCCGGCATCCAGAAGAACATCTCGGGCTTTCGGAAAAACCTCCAGGCAACAGGGCTGGGCAGCATCGGGTTCAAGGAAGCGATTACGGGTGGCGCCCTGGCTGCGCCGTTCGTGGTGGGCACCCATGCTGCCATCCAGTTCGAATCGGCGATGGCTGACGTGCGCAAGGTCGTCAACTTCGACACCCCAAAACAATTTCAGGAGATGGGCGACGACATCACCAAGATGTCGGCACGTCTGCCAATGGCTGCCACAGATATCGCGAAGATCGTCGCGGCGGGTGGCCAGGCCGGCGTCGCTCGGGACGAGCTCAAAGGGTTCGCCGAGGATGCGGTGAAGATGGGCATCGCCTTCGACCAGACCGCCGAGGAAAGCGGCGACATGATGGCGAAGTGGCGGACCTCTTTTAAGCTCACGCAGACCGACGTGGTCGGCCTGGCCGACAAGATCAACTACCTGGGCAACACTGGTCCGGCAACTGCCAAACAGATCTCCGATATCGTCACGCGTGTCGGCCCGCTCGGCGAAGTGGCCGGTGTGGCCTCGGGGCAGATCGCGGCGCTGGGCGCGACAATGGCCGGCGTCGGCGTTGAACAGGAAGTGTCGGCAACCGGCATCAAGAACTTCATGCTGGCGCTGACCAAGGGCAGTGCCGCAACCAAGCAGCAGGCGCAGGCCTTCAAGGCGCTGAGGCTCGACTCGAAACAAGTCGCTGCAGGTATGCAAAAAGATGCGCAGGGCACGATGCTTGGCGTTCTCAAGCGCATATCGGCCGTGGACGCGGTAAAGCGCCCGGCTTTACTGACAAACCTTTTTGGCAGCGAGTCGATCGCAGCAATCGCGCCGCTGCTGACCAACATGAAGCTGCTCGAAAGCAACTTCAAGAAGACCGGATCTGCTGAGCAATACGCAGGATCCATGCAGGCGGAGTACGCATCCCGCGCTGCAACGACTGAGAACAACCTCACGCTGATGCGCAACGCCGTGATGCGCAACAGCATCATGCTGGGCAATGCGTTCTTGCCTGCGCTCAACGCAGTGGTGACTGCCTTGATGCCGTTGCTGAACGGAGTGGGCGACTTCATCCGCGACAATCCGAATCTCGTCCAGGGCATTGCCGCAGCCGCGGTGGCCTTCACGATCCTGCGGGTCGGGATCATCGCCGCCGTGGTGGCCACAAAGCTTTTGAGTCTGGCGCTGCGGGCAAACCCCATCGGCTTGATTGCAACAGCGATTGCCCTCGCAGTCGGACTTATCGTTGCCAACTGGGACACCATCGGGCCCTACTTCATGCAGCTCTGGTCAGTGATCAAGTCGGCCGCGCAGGTTTTTTGGAACTGGTTGAAGATCGCCTTTAGCTGGTCGCCAGCCGGGATGATCGCTGCGAATTGGGGGGCCGTGAGCGAGTACCTTCAAAAGTTCTGGGACTTCATCAAGTCAGTAGCCGAAGGCTTTTGGGCATGGATCAAAGCTGCATTTGCCTGGTCACCCGTCGGCCAGATCATTGAAAATTGGGAGCCACTCAAGACGTTCTTTTCGGCGCTTTGGGAATTCATCAAGGTGGCGGCCGAAGTTGGCTGGACCAAGCTCAAGGACCAGGTCGGCTTTGATCCGGTGCAGCTTGTCACCGAGAAGTGGGAGCCGCTGGTGGCGTGGTTTAGAGGGTTCTTTGATCGAATCAAGCCGTACATCGAACCGCTGATGGATGCGGGTAAGTGGGTCAACGGCAAGGCAGCAGGCGCAGCTGATTGGGTTAAAGGAAAGGCGTCGGGCGTTGCCGACTACTTCACCGGCAGCGACCCGACCGCTTCTGGAGCCGGTTTGCTCGGTCGCGGCACGGCTGGCCTTCAAGGCGCAACACAAAGCCTGTTGGCCGGCGGTAACAAGACCCAGCTTCAAGGCGAGATGGTGATGCGCTTCGAAGGTGCCCCAGCCGGTCTGCGGGTGGAACCAGCCAAAACCAATCAGCCAGGCCTCACCGTCACACCAAGCGTTGGTTATCGATCCCTGTCTGGAGCACAGTAAATGGCCGAAACCTGGCGCGACCAGCTGTTGCCGGCGTCCTTCCGTGGCGAGACATTCCTCATCGAGGACACGTCCGTCCCGGTCGGGCGCAAGGTTCAGCTTCACGAGTACCCCAAGCGGGACCAGGCTTTTGCCGAGCAGATGGGCAAGGTGGCTCGGGTTCACAAGGTCCGGGCCTTCATCATTGGGGATGACTGCTTTGCCCGCCGGGACAAACTGCTGACGGCGCTCGAAAAGGAGGGCGAGGGCACCCTTGTCCATCCCTGGCTGGGCCAACTGTCAGTTGTGCCTGGTGCTTGCGAGATGTCCCACAGCCGCCGTGAAGGCGGCATGGTCAGCTTCGATCTGACGTTCTATCCCGGCAATGCGGTGCAAAACCCAGCGGTCAAGGCCAACACTGCGAAGATGCTGGGCCAGACCTCCGCAAGCTATTGGAGCGGGGCGCTTGATCGATACAACTCCGCCATGGCGAAAGTCGACACGGCGCGCATCAATCTGATCGGCTTGCAGAACCAGGTGACAGGGGTGTTCGGCATCTTGTCCGGGCAGTTCTCACCGCTGGCCGGCGTCATCGGCTCGGTGACGTCGATGGCGCAGATGCTGATTAACGCTCCCGGCTCACTGTCGGGCTTGTTCACTGGCTACTTCAGCGATCTGGGTTTGTCCTCACTGGTGCCCAAGGGCTCAGAGAAAAAGAGTAGTGCCAGCGCGGCCGCGTTCGATAGTTACACCACCGCAGTGGCCACGGTTTCCAGTCAGGCAGAAGACGCGTCGACTATCAATGAGGTTGCCGGCGGCAGCGGTGGTGATACCACTGCCGCTGCGCAAGCGTTATCCGATCTGGTGCAGGACGCGGTACTTGTCCAGGCGGCGGCGACGGTTGCAGAAATGCCGGTGGTAACACCGCCGGAAGCGGACGCACCCGCCGCCTCGCTCGAGCAGCAGTTGGTTAACCCGACAGAACGACCAGAAGTGCCTGTCGCAGACGATGTAATCGCGGCACGCGACGAACTGGATGAAGTGTTCTGGCAGGCGGCGCTGAAGTCCGACGCGAGCTACTACCCGCTGGTCAATGCCACCCGGCAACACTTAGTCCGCCACCTGACAGCCGTCGCCGCATCCGGCGCTCGGTTGGAGACTGTCACCCCGCTGGAAACATCCCCGGCGCTGGTGCTGGCGTTCCGGCGATTCGGCGACGCCACCCGCGAAGGCGAAGTGGTTCAGCGCAACAAGATCACCCATCCCGGTTTCGTGCCGGCCGCACCGCTGCAGATCGCACGGGAGTAAATCAGCATGTCCGATCCATCAACGGCCGTGACCCTGACCGTTGATGGTCTGGACTATTCCGGCTGGACCTCGGCGGAGATCACCACAGGACTTGAACGACAAGCCGCCAGCTTCAACATCGGCATCACCTGGAAGTGGCCGGGGCAAAACATCCTGCGTCCGATCAAGCAAGGCGCGCGATGCGAAGTGCGGATCGGGGGCGACCTGATCATCACCGGCTGGGTGGATGCCACGCCGATCAACTACGACGACGAGAAAATCACCACGGCCATCACCGGCCGTTCGCTGACTGCCGACCTGGTGGACTGCGGCGCGATCAACAAGCCCGGGCAGTGGAAGGGGCAGAGCGTCCAGAAGATTGTCCAGGCCATCGCCGCCGAGTACGGGCTCACCGTTAAAAGCGAAATTGCCACGACCGGGGGTTTGGCCGATCACACGATCGAGCCAGGGGAAACGGCGTTCGAATCCATCGATCGGCTGCTGAGCCTGTTCCGCGTGTTCAGCACCGACAACGCCCGCGGTCAGGTGGTGCTGGCCGAGGTCGGCAGCGGCGGTCGTGCGAGTGAAAGCCTGGAACTGGGGCGAAACATCCTCAAGGGTGACGCGCCGCTGGACTTCACCCGGGTGTACTCCGATTACCGAGTGATCGGGCAGCGATCCGGTACCGACGAGGATTTCGCCAAGACCACCACCGAGGTCAACGCCGCCGTCAGCGATCCACGCATGACCCGCCGCCGCGTGAAGGTCATTCACGAAAGCGGCCAGCTCAGCGACAAGATGGCGGCAGACCGGGCCAACTGGGAGCGCGGCACGGCGCTGGGCAAGGCGCTGGAGACGACCTACGAAGTACAAGGCTGGCGACAGACCAACGGAGCGCTCTGGCGGCACAACACAATCGTGCGCGTAATCGACCCCCTGATTGGTTTTGACCGCGACATGCTGATCGCTGAGGTGACCTATCGCCAAGACGAGAACGGAACCACGTGCCGACTGCGTGTCGGACCGCCTGAGGGCTACCTGCAAGAACCTGACGATCCGCACAAACACCGCAAGGTGAAAAAGCAGGACGGCTTCGAATACCTGCTCCCTGCAGACTGGAAAGACAAATGAATAAATTGATGAACGTGCTGACGCGCGGCGTAGTGGCGCTAGCCAATTCGGCGAGCAAGCTGCAGACGCTGCAGATGCGCCTGACCGCCGGCGAGGTCAAAGACGGCATGGAGCATCTGGAGCCCTACGGTTTCACCAGTTGCCCGCACGCAGGTGCCGAAGCGCTCGCCGGGTTCATGGGCGGCGACCGTTCCCACGGCGTGGTGATTGTGGTGTCGGACCGGCGTTACAGGATTCAGGAGCTGGAGCCCGGCGAGGTCGCGATCTACACCGACGAAGGTGACAAGGTCCACTTCAAACGCGGAAGGGTGATCGCGGTCGAGACAGTAACGCTGAACATCACCGCTACCGATTCGGTGAATTTCAACACCCCGAAGATCACGCAAACAGGCCAGATCATCAGTCAGGGCGACCAGCTGGCCGGCGGCGTCAGCCAGATCGACCACCCGCACAGCGGCGTTCAGGCCGGCAACGGGCAGAGTGGACCACCTGTTCCGGGTGCCGCATGACGATCATCACGATTGACGACCAGAAGACCAGCTTGCGCCGCGCCGTCGAAATCAGCTTGTTCACCTGGTGCCGTGCTGCGCCTTCCGACCAGCTCGATGACGACGAGCGATACGGTTACTGGGGCGACAGCTTCCCACTGGTGGCCGGTGATCAGCTCGGGTCGCGGCTCTGGCTGCTTCGGCGCCGAAAGCTCACGCCCGAAACCATCGGCGACGCGGTGACGTTCGCGCGCGACGCGCTGCGCTGGCTGGTGGATGACAGCCACGTGATCGACATTCAGGTGCTGACCGAGCGCGCCGGTCCCAGCCGGTTGAACCTTGGCACGATCCTGACGCTGCCCAATGGCGAGCGACTGGAAATCTACCCTCACGAAAATTGGCAGGTGCTCTATGCCGTTTGAAACTCCGAACCTGCCCACGCTGGTCAGCCGCACGTCGGCGGACCTGGCAAGCGACGCCCTGCGAAAGTCCGATGCCCAGGTGCTCGCCCGTGCATTGAGTGGCGCGGCCTTTGGCTTGTATGGATACATTGACTGGGTCGCCAAACAGATCCTGCCGGACACGGCGGACGAATCAACGCTCGAGCGTCAGGCGTTATTGAGGCTTGAAACACCCCGCATTCCCGCGAAGGCAGCTACTGGGTCGGCCTCATTCCAGGCTGCCGCCGGCGCTGTGCTCGATGCGAACCAGGTACTTCAGGCGAGCGACGGGCGTCAGTACCGGGTCGCAGATGCTGTCACGACCACTGCTGGCGGCAACGTCGCCACGCTGGAAGCAGTCGAGGGCGGGGTGCTCGGTAACACAGACGCGGGGCAGCTGCTGACGCTGGTGCAGCCGGTCGCGGGGGTTGCAGAAGCATTCACGGTGCTGGCGCCGGGCATCACCGGCGGCACGGACAGGGAAACGATCGAGTCGCTGCGATCCCGGGTCATCCGCAGTTACAAGGTCATTCCCCACGGCGGCGATGCAGACGATTACGTCACTTGGGCGCTGGAGTGCGCAGGCGTTACCCGCGCATGGACGGTAAAGAATTACATGGGCCCCGGGACGGTCGGTGTGTTTTTTGTCCGTGACGGAGACGCGGTGATCATCCCGGACGCCAACGAGATCGCAGTCGTCCAGGCATACCTGCAAAGCAAGGCGCCAGTGACGGCCGAGGTCTACGCGCTGGCGCCGGTGCTCAAAGCGATCAACTACGTAATCCACCTCACGCCGGACACTACAACTGTGCGGCAAGCCGTAGCCGCCGAGCTAGCGGACCTGCACGCCCGGGAAGCAGGGCTCGGCAAGACCCTGTTGCTCAGCCATATACGTGAGGCAGTGAGCGGAGCCCAAGGGGAGCAAGACAATGTCGTGGTCGCGCCGACTACCGACGTCACTGCCAATGCTAACCAGCTGCTGACGGTGGGGAACATCACATGGCAGTGAGATCCGCCGAGCAGTACAAGGTCCAGCTCCGTCAGTTGCTTCCCCAAGGCCCGGCCTGGGACCTGGAGCGTGTCCCCGAGCTGGCTAATGTGCTGGCGGGTTTGTCGGTTGAACTGTCACGCGTCGATGCTCGGATCGTGGCCTTGTACGCGGAAATGGACCCGGCTTACGTGACCGAATTGGTTCCCGATTGGGAGCTGGTGATGGGCCTGCCGGATTCCTGCTTCGGCGAATCGCCGAGCTTTGGCGATCGGCAATTGTCCGTACGGCAGCGCCTGACCGCGATCGGGGCGCAAACCCCGGCTTATTTCATCTCGATAGCAAAAGGGCAGGGCTACCCGAACGCCACAATTACCCAGAACCGCGCGCCGCGCTTTGGCCGGTCCCGCTTCGGCAAAGCCCATTTTGGAACCTGGCGCGTGCAGTTCATGTGGACGCTGAATACAGGGGGGCGTCAGAGGGTTGGCCGGCGATTTGGCATCACCTATTGGGGGGAGCGTTTTGGCGTTAATCCGGGTAGTGCTTTGGAGTGCCTGATTAGACGCTACGCGCCTGCACACACCGTCGTGTACATAAATTACAGCTGAGGAAAGAACGTGGATTATCCGAAAAGCGTGCCCAACGTTGGGCTTGTCGGCGGCAAGTTCGTGGACGAAAACATTGCAACAGGAGTCGTCGGTTCGCTCATTCCGTCGGCGTGGGGTAACGCGGTAACTGATGAGTTACTTGCTGTCATCAAGGGTGCTGGGCT